TAGCAAATGAGAAAACGCAAATGCGTTATGAGGATTACGCAGATTTAATGAGATAAACAATTCAATTTAAGGGGTGTAACAGGCGTTCTTTAGGAGGTAAAATGGAGAAATGGGTACTGTGTCCCGCCTGTGGCAAGAAATTGTGTCGGGTAGACGTTGAGAGCTACGGGACATTATATTTGTGGTGTAAGCGGTGCAAGAAAGAAATTAAAATTCAACTTGAGGATAAAATTTAATAAAACATAGTTGTGCGTGACACGACAGAGCTGATTAGAGCCTTCCACCTTAAACGGTGGGAGGCTCTTTTTTTATTATTTGAAAAGAGGTGATGGAATGGATTTACCTGTCGAAACGATAGCACATAGGCGATTTAAAGATGCCTACAACTACAATCAGAAAATCAATTACTACAATCGGATTTCGGAAAACGAGAACTACATCAACGGATTCCAATGGGGTGACACCGTAAAGGGCAATGTTCCGACACCTGTTTTCAATATCGAAAAGCGGATAATGGACTACAAAATCGCCGCCTTGTCGAGCCAAAAGATAAAAGCGGTTTACGGTATTGAAGGAGTCACGCAATACGGCGAAATTACAGACGAGATGCGACAAGATGAATCTGTAATGTCAGAGGTTGAACTTGGCGAGATGGCGAGACTCATGTCAGGCAACGCAGAAGTGCGGTGGGAAAAGCTGAAAATGGACTCCATGCTTAGACGGTTCCTTCGTGACGGGTTCGTTACTGGTGATATGTGCGCTCATACATATTGGGACGACACCATTAAGACAGGACAAAAGGCAAAGGGTGACTTTGTAACCGAGCGAGTACATGGCGGTAATGTGTTCTTCGGGAACCCAAACGAACCGGACCCACAGAAACAACCGTGGATAATCTTGCTTGTTCGTGACACGGTAGAGAACCTTAGAGCAGAAGCTGAACGATACGGAGTGCCGAAGTCAGAGCGTGACAAAATCGTTAGTGACAAAAATACGGAAACGCAAGTCGGCAAGTACGGGCAGATAGAGATTGACGGTGACGATTCCACAGGCAAGTGCAATGCCTACATCATGTACTACAAGAAAGACGGTATAGTGCATTGGAGCAAGTCAACGCAGTATGTCACAATCCGCAAAGATGTAAACCTTAAAATTTCACGTTACCCGATAGCATGGGCGAATTGGAACGAAGTGGAAAACTGTTACCACGGTAACGCTGAATGTACGGTGATTCACCCGAACCAACGGTTCATTAACAAGATGTTCTCTATCTGTATGCTGTGGTTTATGAACAACTCATTCGGCAAGGTTGCGTTTGATGCCACAAGAATAAGCGGTTGGACAAACGATGTGGCAACAGCAATCCCCGTACAGGGAACGGTTGACGGAGTAATTCAACAGCTATCGGCAGGAAACTTCAACGCTGCTGTACTAATGGTTATTGACTATGCAATCAAGTACACCAAGGAAATGCAAGGTGTTACTGACGCAGCTTTAGGCCAAGAACGGGCAGACAACACAAGTGCCTTGATAGTGGCACAGAAAGCCTCTGCATTACCGTTAGAAAATCAGCAAGCGAGACTGTACCAGTTTATCGAGGATATCTTCTTGATTTGGGCTGAATTCATGGTGAATTACTACGTTGTCGGCAGAAAGATTCCGATGAAAGACCAAGACGGGAATATCGTTTACAAGGAGTTTACCGTTAAAGACAAAGACAAGTTGGCAATGAATGTCAAGATTGAAGTTGGTGCATCGAGTTTTTGGAGCGAAGAATCCAATATCGAGAACCTAACCAATCTTTTAAGGGACGGACACATTACATTTATCCAGTTCCTTGAACGGTTACCGAACGGACGGATTGAAAAGAAACAGCAACTTATAGACGAGCTAAAAGCAATTGCTATGAACGCACAAGACCCAAACAATCCCGTACCGACCGAACCAGATAACAGCCAATTTGAAGCGGAGGCACTGTTTTTCGACAGCCTACCGTTTAAAATAAGGCAACAGCTACAAGCACTTCCACCCGAACAGATGGAGGCAGAAATCCAAAGGATGATGACAGGCGCACCGATTCAATAGGAGGTGACCCTTGTATCTCGACCTAAGCAAGTCGTTAAAAGGCTAATTTTTTATGCCCAACCATAGGCAGAAAGGAGCTACCAATGTTAAGAAACAAATTCATGCCATTATTCGATACTGACGAGGGATTCGGTAACACCGAGCAAACAGAACCGACCGAGCATATCGAGCAAACAGAACAAACCGAGTCAACCGAAGATGGCAACGCCCAACCACAGGCGACAGAATTACCAAAGCTGAAAATCAACTACTTAGGAGAGGAAAAGGAAATCGACCTTGAAGAAGCAAAGACCCTTGCTCAAAAAGGTATGAACTATGAACCTCTTCAAAAAAAATGGGAGACTTCTAAAAAGATACTTTCCAAGATTGAGGAAATTGCACGAAAAGCAGGATTCGTAAACGCTGACGGACACGGCGACATAGAAGCCTATTACGAAGCGGCGAACGAACAACTGAAACAGCGTGAAATCGAAGAACTCACACAAGGAATGCAACTTCCGCAAGAACTTGCCGAAGAATTGTACCTTTTACGAAAAGAGAGAGCAGAACGGCAAGCGGAAAAGGAAAGACAAGCCGCCGAGCAGAAGCAACAGGAACAGTACAAGGAACTCCTTGACTTCTATAAGGAAGTACACGGCAAGGACTTTGACCCGGCAACAACCACATTGCCGAAAGAAGTCTGGCAGGCCGTCGATAAGGGAATTCCTCCGAAGTACGCCTATGCCGAATATCTGTCACTGCAAGCAATTAAAGAACAGGCAATCGAAAAAGCCAACGCAGAAAACGGGCAAGCCTCTCCCGGCGGAGTGAGTGGCAAAGCGGAAGCTCCCGAACGAGAGTTTTTCACAAGTGAAGAACTCGATCAATTAACACCCAAGCAATTAGACGACCCCAATATCTTTGAGAAGGCCATGCGGTCACTATCAAGATTAGGGAGATAACAGAAAGGATGATAATTCATGGCTTATGAAAATTTCAAACCGACCATTTGGTCTAAGTTTATTCAGCACGAACTAGAGAAAAAGGCAATCTTGCTTGACCATTGTTGGAGACAGTTTGAGGGCGAAGTCCAACACGCAAAACAGGTAAAAATCCTCGGTGTTGGCAGACCGACTATCGGCTCTTATACTGGTGCTCCTATCGGTCCTCCCGAAAATATTGAAGATTCCTCTGTGATAATGGACATTAACAATGCTCCTTTTTTCAATGTGGGACTTGATGATGTAGACAAGGCGCAATCCGTACCTGGCCTGATGGAGGCAATCCTCAAGGAGGGTGCTATCGCCATGGCACTTGCCATTGATTCCGCTATTGCAAAAGAGGCTCTTAACGCAGGTGCAATTTCAGCAGAAACGCAAGTCAATTCTGCCGATACCGCCATTGCGGCGATTGATGCCGGACTGTTGGCACTCCGCGAGAACGATGTTCAGATTGGCGACAATGTAGTAATCGAAATTCCTCCGTTCGTTTACAAGTATCTAAAGGACAAGTACATTGCACTTGATACCAACAACAGCGAGATGCTCAAGAAGGGCATTGTGGGGATGTACGATGGTTGCAAGGTTCGCATTTCCAACAACCTTTATAAAAGCGGAAACAGCTACTATGGCATGATTCGTACCGATAAAGCAATCGCATACGCAGGTCAGGTAGACATCACAGAGCCGTATCGTCATCCCGATTATTTCAAGGATGCGGTTAAGTGTTTGACCGTTTTCGGTACTAAAGTCGTCAGACCGAAAGAACTGTACGCCTTGAGAGTGAAGAAATAGAGGGGTTTACCTCCTCTTATCTTTTGTAACTGAAAGGAGATTAAATAATGGCTGCAACTGAAATTACCAATACTGTCCTTAAAAGGAACGAGGCAAAGGCTATGCCTACCGCAGCGACGGTGGCAAAGGGCGATGGTGCCTTAGTTACCTTTGACAAGGACGACCAGAAGATTCTTCTTCTGCTTAAAAACAATGTTACCAATGCGACACATACCGCAGTTATCAAGGCCGGCAACGGCTTACAGGGTGTTTCCGATTTAGAGGTTACACTTGACGGGGGCGCCGAGGCTTGTGTTGTTGTTGAATCGGGCAGATTCATGGATGTGTCCGGTGACAACAAAGGCAAGGTTAATATTGTGTCCAAAGACACGACCACAGGCACACAGATTGAGGTCAGGGCAATTGTATTGCCGTAGAAATTAAGGGGAGTTTATACTCCCCTTTTTCGTCATGTCAAGAGCGAAAAGTCGGTGCAACTCCGACAGGCATGAAAGGAGAAAGGATATGAAAATTCTACTGGCGATACCGTCTGCAAGGTACATAGAAACCGAGTGCGTTGCTTCTTTGTTTGAGATGGAAAAGACAGGCGATATTGAACTGTTTATTCCTAAAAGCTATTCCGTAGATGTTGGACGTAACATTATAGCGAAGTATGCGCAAGAGAATGGCTTTGACTACATTATGTGGGTGGATTCCGATATGATTCTGCCGAAGAATACGCTTGTGCGGTTACTGTCACACGATAAGGACATTGTGTCAGGGGTGTACTCTTACAAGGTTTTAGGCAACAAGGAAGTTGTTGCAAAGCGATTCCAAGACGAAACAAGAGAAGAATACGACAATCTGACAATCAAAGAAATCAAAGAATCAAGCGGTTTGATAGAAGTTGACGGGTTTGGGTTTGGTTGTGTCCTGACAAAGACTTCCATGTTCGATAAGATACCCTATCCGTGGTTCATTTACACGCAGGAAATGGGCGAGGACATTTTCTTCT